TTTTGTTCACAAAAAATGGCCCTTCTTTCCCAGGCCTTACCACCACATACACACGTAGGGGCTGGTCCAATTACGGACGGGCCCCTTGACGCTGCTCGTTTTTCGATCAGGTGAATCCACTCGTGTACGTCATCATGCATCTATTATTACATACCTCCTCTCTTCTCGCAACACCTAGAACCTTCTAGTTCATAACGGTTTCATAACGTCTTGCCTTGCCACACCCGCACCTTTGCATTCGCAAACTGCGCAGTTGAAAGTGTTCATTTATTGCCGGGTGTGGGGTGGGGCCGTAGAGTAGGTGGTGTCGAAAGGAAAACAAGATGAACAACCTGACGGAACTCGCAGTACAACGCAAGCTCGTCACACTGATCGGCTATTCTCACTGCAAGGGTATGGTCAACATGGCCGGTATTCTGCGAGCATGTCACGACGGTGTCGATGCTCTCACGGATTACTTGGTGAGAGACGGGGCCAGCGACGGAATGGCCTTTTCGGTTGCTCAAACGATTCACCGCGCCTGGGAGAAGAGTCCCCGGCTGAACGGCACTCTTGCCTGGTTCATGCTCGACTGGCCATACGACATGGATGTCGCACACCGGTGCCGTGATGCTGTTGACCGTTTCGTTCATGAGGGCGGTTTTCAGCAGCTTCACGCGGTTCTCGTTTCTGCCCCTTACGAGGGGGAGCGGCTTCTGGAGGCCGAACGCTTCGTGGATGACGTTGTTCCTCCGAATTATCGTCATCCGTTGGAGCATGTGCCGTCTTTCGCAGCGATTCGGAATTGGTATACGCGACTCTGGAACCCGGGTTTTCATGTCAGGGAGTTCATTGGGCCGTCCTTTGGGTTGGACACGGTTTTCTCTCTTGCTGATATTGCCATGTCCTTTCCGAATGGATGGACCGGTCGGCTCGGGGTGCATGCACAGTTGGAGTATGGGGAAACCATCATGGAGGCATGGTGGAACTGGTTTATCGAAAAGGGCTATGCGGTTGCCGGCCAGCCAGGTTTGGGCAATGCGATTGACGAGCTGTACGACGAATCACCATTCGTGTGGTGAGAAAGGAGAATTGTGATGAAGTGCCATTCGCTGGCTGTTGCGGTTGAGTTGGAGAAGATGGGGCTGTCCCTGGATTGGTGGTTTCCCAATGTTGACGGTGTGACGCATATGAGCTGGTGAACACTGTCAGGTACGAACTTGACGTTGTGAGCATCATGTTTCCCGAACTGCCTGCCCCATGGGTTTTGGCTGATTGCTTCAAGGGCTACGTGTATCTGGATTGTGATATTTTCCGGGAGATTGTGTCCATGCGTGTTTCTGAGAGTGTGATGATTCCATTGCTCGTGTGTCGCACGTGGCCCATTGTGCAGTCCATGGAACCACTGCGTTGTTTTGCCATGACAAGGTCACAACTCAAGTTGATGGAAGATTGTTTCGAAAGTCTTGATGAAAGAATTGAAAGCGAGGAAGAAAATGAGTGACATCAGAGACAAGGTGGCAAAGCTTGCAGCAGACGTGTTCAAGTACGTCATCGCCAAGAACAGCGACGACCCCCTGACCGTTGAGCGCGCGGCCGCACAGCTGGGCAGAAGGGAGTTCGAGAACTATCTCATGACCACTCCCTGCGAGTTCCTGGCCGACCTCGACCACATTGTCGAACTCTGGGTTGAACAGGATCCCGTGAAGTTCTTCCTGTCCCGAAAGACCCTTGACGTTGACGCGTTGGACGACCTGACGTGCGGAGTCACCCACTTTCTCGATTGTGACGTCGTCTTCCGGGTGGAGGACGCCACGATCCACCTGGAGAATGTGTTCACTCGTGCCTGGTTGTTCAACCCTGCCGAAGTGGGATACCTGTGGCGGCTGCTCCATGATTGTGAATTCCCGGTCCTGCCGGCCACCCACTCCTTGGAGCATGACGTCATCGCCAATGTCGCATCCATGGGGGCAATGCCGGAGGAAGTGCTTGCCGTGGCCCACCGTGCCCGAGTTCTCCTTGAAGGGGAGTGAAGCGCATGCATGGATACATTGTTGATGTGCTGTGCCGCCTCAACAAGTACGGCCCCATGAAGTGGCATCAAGCGGTACGGCTCGGCTGGGCCCCGAGCGAGTACCATACCGGCAAGGCGGGTGTGCGTCGCAGGATCTTGCTGCGCGCCATCGAGAAGGAGTGGATCGCCATCCGCGGTGACAAGCTCGTCATCACGCCGTGCGGGGGGAGGGAGCTCCGGGATGCACTTCGAGCCATTTGAGCCCCATGTGTGGGCAGAAGCAGTGAGAGCTGCGGGTTGGCGTGCCGCTTACCAGGTCACCGAGACCGTCTCGGGTATGCTCTCCACAAGACTGACGATGATCGGGGACGTCACGGTAATCGCCGAAACCGACGGCTACGTCACAACCCTGCGGGGCATCGGCCCGAGGGGTGAGGACTTCACCGTCACACCCGGCCACCTGATCGGTATGCTGGGTGAGGAAGCCGTCCCCGACTTCCTCAAAGAAGAAAAAACAGTCACACTACTGAAAGGAAACTGTCATGACTGAAACCACCATTGCCACCGTTGACGCCGAACTCGTCGCAGACGCCGACCTCGTCCCCGCCGGTTCGCTCCAGTCCGCATTGGATTCCATCCACGCTCTCGCCAATCCCCAGAGCGGTGTTGCAACCAGCATCGAACTCACCCCCATGAACGCTGTCAAGCTGTATCAGGTCAACTCCGATGCCGAGCCTCTCGAGGCCAACGTTGGAACCGTCATCAACTTGCGCCACTACGTGGCGACCGTGGTTCAGTTCCAGGCCGAGGTCAAGCCCGGGCAGTTCGAGACCCGCACCGGCGTTCGTCTCGTGCTCGTCGACGACGTCGAAGGAAAGTCGTACGCGACCATGTCCGAGGTCGTCATGTCTGATCTGAAGCAGCTCATCGGTCTCGCCGGACATCCTTCCACCTGGGAGGAACCCATTCGGGTCTTTGCTGCGAAGGTCAAGGGGCGTGGGGCCAGGTCGTTCCTGACCCTCAAGATCGCCGACTGACGCCGCGCAGAAGGGGAACAGGCCGGGCCCCCACCCGTGAGGGGTGGGGGTCCGTTCCATCATGAACCTCAAGGAGAAACGCGAGTATCTCGCGAAGCTGCACCACCGCGCGAAGCGCAAGGCCCAGTACTGGCGCCGCGAAGGCCACACCACCATTGCGCCCCCGCCACTGGACAAGAAGAAAATGGCGGGGTACACGAACAAGCAGCTGGATGCTGCGATTCAACGTTTCGAGTCATTCAATTCCCGGAAGAACTCTTTCGTCATGCTCGGGAACGGTAAGTTCGTCACTTCTGAGCAGTGGCGGAAGTACAAGAAGTCTGAGAAGAAACGCAATGCTGGTGTGCGGCGGAAACTTGCGAGGATTGAGAATGCCACATCACCCAATATTGACTCCAACTATGGTGACTGGCGCAGAATTGTCATTCCTTCCGTTCATCCCGAAAGAGTTCCCAAGTCCTCGCCCGACGATCTGGTGAAGGTGAACCGCATGCCTCACCAGATAACCAACGAGAACTCCCTACGACGCCTCACGGAGTTGAACGAGAACGTGTTCACTCGTGAGCACAAGGAGAAACGAATCGCTTCCGCGAGGGCTTCGATGGAGAAAATGGTTGGCCTTGTGTATCCGGCACTGGTGCCGAAGGTGCAGCAGCTCACAGGCGCCCAGGTTGAGATGCTGTGGTTGTTCAACCGCAACTTCTCCAGCAACCTCAGGCTCGCCTACATTGAGACGCAGATCATTCTTGACCCGCAGACCGAGGCCACCGAGCGTGCGAACCGCGAAGATGCTCTGTGGTGGGAGCAGGAGGAGATCAAACAGGCCGTTGACTGGGCCGACGGCTACACTCCCGGGGACCTGTACAAGCGCCGCAGGAAGCCGTTGTTCAATGAGCCTCCTTCCTGGTACAAGCCCGAATACAGTGATCAGGAAAGGTACAACATGAGACGTGCCGAAGCCAGGGCCCGTTCCGCTGCGGCCGGCCATGTTCACAAGAAACCTTTGATTCAGGCCACTTCGGATGAGGACGCCAAGAAACGAATCCGGAAGGCGGGTGCCCAGAGGGCGCGTGAGCGGAAACGCCGCACGGTGAAGTACCAGAAGGAGCTTGAGAAGAAACATCCTGAACATGGGGACGAGGACTGAGGTAGTGGGGTTCGCTGATTTCGAAACGGTCAACAGAGTCGATGACTGTCGGGTGTGGTGCTGGGGCATTGCACCCGTCACACCGGACGTCACACGTGAACAGGTGGTGCACGGACTTGACGTCGGATCGTTTCTCGAATGGGTGCAGGACGGACCCTACAATCGCATTTACTTCCACAACCTGGCTTTCGACGGTGACTTCATACTCTCTTACCTGCTCAATAGTGGATGGGTGTGGAATGAGGATTCCCTGCTTCGTGAGTGCCAGTTCTCCACGTGCATATCCGAGATGGGCCAGTACTACACGATCACCTGTCTGTTTTCCAATGGGAGGAAGGTTGTGTTCGCCGACTCGTTGAAGAAACTACCTTTGTCAATCTCCGCCCTGGCCGCAACCTACGGGCTGGCGGAACGCAAGCTCGAGATCGACCACGACGCCGATCGGCCAGAGGGCCATGAGCCCACCGCAGAGGAATGGCGATACCTCGATCACGACATCATCATTGGCGCCAAGTGCGTCGCTCACACCCTTGCCGAGGGCAATACGAAGCTCACGATTGGCTCCGACTCCCTGGCTGCGTTCAAACGCCTCACGAAGGGCTGGGAAGAGGCTCTGCCCGTGCTTGACCGGGACGTTGACGACTTTGTACGCGGCGCGTATCGGGGCGGCTGGACGTTCCTCAACGAGAAGTACGCTCGGATGGTTGTGTGCAACGGTGACGTGTACGACAACAACTCCATCTATCCGTGGGCGATGCGCACCCAGGAATTGCCATACGGACAGCCAATCCGGTTCGAAGGGCGCCCGGATCCATGGCGCACATTCATCGTTGAGATCACCCTGACCGCCACCATTCAGCCAGGCATGTTGCCATGCATTCAGATCAAGAACAATTCACGATTCGCAGCCACCGAATACCTCACCGAGATTGAGGAGCCCGTGACATTGATCGTCACCAATATTGATCTGGAGCTCTGGCAGAAACACTACGACCTCGAAGTGCATGAATGGCATGGAGGTTTCTACTTCCGGACCCGGACCGGGCTGTTCAATGCTTACATTGATCACTACATGGCGATGAAGGCCGCCGCCACGGGCGGTGCTCGGTTGCTGGCGAAACTGCACCTCAACTCCCTGTACGGAAAGTTCGCAACCCGCCCCGAGGTACGGTCCAAACGCCCTGTCCTCGAGAACGGTGTGATACGTCTCGTGGAATGCGAACCTGAGGTCAAGGACCCCGTCTACACACCGGTGTCCGTGTTCGTCACCGCATACTCTCGCCGCAGGACCATCACCGCCGCACAGGCATTCGGGGACGACTTCATCTACGCTGACACCGACTCGGTGCACGTGCTCCGCCCCAACATGGGGGAACTCGTGGAGCACCCGTCCGAGTTGGGTTTGTGGAAACACGAGTACTCGTTCACTTACGCCTTGTACTGGCGTGCCAAGTGCTACATCGACAAACGCACGGATGGGGTCAATGAGGTGCACATTGCCGGTATGCCGCGCAGTGTTGCGTCCGAGTTGACAATTGGTGACTTCGAGCCCGGCAGGATCTTTGAGGGCAAGCTTGCGTCGAAACGTGTGCCCGGTGGGGTGTGCCTTGTGCCCAGGCCGTATGAGTTGAAGGTATAGTGGGTCGTGGCAGCAGTCCAGGAGACTGTGAAGCCAATTTGTGGCGGCGGTCGGGGACGACTGAACCGGAACCACCCGTGAAAGGGCCCGGCAGTCAGGGAGTGGTGTCCCACCGGCCGACCGTCACCAGTTCGAAAGGAGCAGACACATGGAAAACAGCGAGAACTCCGAGAATTTGGAGAAGGAAGAAGCTCACGAACGGCTTCCTGTTGATGTGATGCACGAGCCGGTTCAGGATCTTGGCGAGCGATTCAAGGAGATTGCCGAACAGATGATGGGCGCCTTCAAACAGCGCATCGACGTACTGGACAAGAAGTACACGGACCTGCGCCACACCCTCACCCGGCAGATCGACACCCCCACACCCGAGGAACCGGAAGACTGGTCCTGGGAACACTTGCGGGAAACAATGTTCCCGCGAGAAACCGTGAAGTAAGAAAGGTAAACATGCCAGCACCGAGGTATCAGGGCGCAACCAACGCCCAGATCATCAACACACTCAGGGCCAACGGCTCGTTCGACTTCCAGCGCCGCATTCCCGAGGCGACGCAGTCGAACTTCGTCGAACTCGGAAAGAACATTCTCCGCGACCCGGTGATCCGGAATGAGTTCGTCACCAATCTCGTCAATGTGATCGGCAAGATCTACATTGATGGTGCGCGTCCGTGGCTGAACAAGCTGTCGGAGTTCAAGCGTGACACTCTCGAGTATGGCGGCAGGATCGAGGACATCTACGTAGGGTTGATCGAAGCCGAACATTGGTACAACAACCGCGAGTACGCCACCGAGATCTTCCGGCGCCGCCTTCCCCGGATCGAAACCATGTACTTCCACACCAACCGGGAGGACATGTACCAGGTTTCGATCTCGGAATCCATGATGCGGCGCGCCATGCTCTCCAGCGGCGGTCTCGGTGATCTCGTCGCGCAGATCATGCAGGCCCCCGTCACCTCCGACAACTGGGACGAGTTCCTGCTCATGGCCGCCCTGTTCAGGGAGCACTACGCCAACGGCGGGTTCACGAAGATCCAGGTGCCTGACGTCACCGCCCCCACCGCGGGGGAGGCGGAGGCCAAGAAACTGATCAAGGCCATCCGCACCGTCGCCGACAAGCTCGTCTACCTGTCGGAGAAGTACAACCCGCTGAAGTTGCCCACCTGGAGCAACACCGAGGACATGATCCTGTTCCTCACCCCCGAGGCCGCCGCCACCATTGATGTGGACGCTTTCGCGGCCATGTTCAACCCTGAGAAGGGGCGCATCGACTACCGGGTCATCAAAACTCCGATGGATTACATCGGCATTCCGAAAATGCAGGCGATCCTCGTCGACAAGAAGTTCTTCGTCTGTGGAGACGTGTTGTACGAGAACCGGTCGTTCGCGAACCCCATGGGACTGTACGAGAACTTCTGGCTCCACCATCACGAGATCATCGGCGCCAGTCTGTTCGCCAATGCGGTGCTCTTCACGAGCGAAGAGGTCACCACCGCAACCGTTGATCACGGGAAGATCACCAGGATCACCGCCATCAATGTCACCGACATTGCCGAGAAGGCGGTGGAGAAGGTGGCGCCCGGGTTCCTGTACCTGCTGAACGCCGTTGCGACCCGCACCGGCGGCTCCGATTTCGATCAGCACGGAATTCTCTGGAGCGTTGCCGGCAATACCGATCCGCGTACCGTCGTCACCCAGGACGGGGTGCTGTTCGTCGGTGCCGAGGAGGAAGCGGCGAAACTTGTGGTGACCGCCAAGGCCGCTGCGGATCCGATGGTCACCTTCTCCGCCGATGTGGCCATTGACAGCGATGCCGGCAAGGTGAAGTGGCCCAGGTGAGCATTCAGCTGCCGAACGGGGTGGGTGCCGTCAACGAGAATGTGCGTCGCGTTGACGAGCACCTCCTCCCCCGTCTCCCCGCCACCATCTGGCTCGGCCAGGGAAAAGGTGAACCCAACTGGGTGCGGCGAAACGGGGAACTCGTGGATCTCAACCACGAGCATTCATCGGGCAGTGCACAGGACTTCATCATCTCCCGCAAGGTGGGTGTGCTGCCCACCCCCATGGAGCGCGACAACGCACTCAAGTTGGTGCGCTGGTTCCAGGTCAACGCCCGCCACATCAACCTTCGTTGGATCATTTTCGACATCTACGATGAAGGCGCGGCGCGGTCGTGGAACCCCGTTCGTGGCACGTGGAAACTGCTCTGCACGGGCGGGGTGTCGGAGGCGCACCGTGACCATGTGCACGCCTACTTCGGTGGAGGCGATCAGGCCCTCCACATGGTTGATGACTCCCCGTTGGGGGGTGGAAAGGAAATTGAAGACATGACCGCGCAGGAGTTGCACAATGAGCTCAACAACAATCCGATGTTGTCGCTGATGGCATCCAGGTTGGGTATGGTGGCGAATCTGCTCGAGCAGCAGAACGAGCTGCTCAAGCAGTTGGTGGTCAAGAACTGACATGCCTCCTCTGCTGGACGTCACCCTCACCGTCGGGGTGCTGGGGGGAGTTGCGGTCGTGCTGGGTCACACGTGGCAGCGTGTGACCCGGCTCGAGAACCAGCTCGAGCGGGAGAACCGTCGCATCAATTCACTGTGGATGGTGTACCGTCAGTTGGTGGACCTGTACTACCGTTATCGGCGGCCCGAATCCCCCGAGCCGCCGAAACTCGAAGAACTCTGGAAGGATGTTCAATGATTGAGATCGCGACCGTGCCGGCCGTGCTGGCACTCGTGAACCTGCTCAAGAAGGCCGGACTTCCGGCCGCGGCCGCACCTGTCGTGTCGCTCGTCGTCGGTGTGCTCGCCGTGTTCGCCGCACAGCACGCTGATGTGGCCTGGGTGAAGGCCCTGTCCGAGGGCCTCATTCTGGGTCTCGCAGCCGCCGGCGTGTACGACATCACAAAACCCTCCACACCGAAACACGCCGAGTAGGCTACAATGGTGTGGTGTGACAGCCACACCTTTCGACATCGAACCCGCCGGTCCCGTCCTGCCGGCGGGTTCGGTGTTCAACTACGACATCTGGGGGCCCGGCACCGAAGTCCTGCTCTGCAACGTGCCGTGGGACAGCGAGTACAACAATGTGGTCAAGTTCGAGAGCAGAGCTGCTCTGGACAAATACCTCGAAACCTCCCCCGGACCGCGCATTCGCTTCAATGAACTCTCCTACGCCCGCCCCGAACAGGACGTCCTCCTCGACATACCACTGTCGTCAGCGTACGGGTACAATTACATGAAGGTGACGAACAAGGAAACCCACAATGATGGGGCCTACACCTTCTACTACTTCATCAAGGGCGTCGAACACATCGCACCCCAGACCACAGCATTCCACCTTCAACTGGATGTGTGGTCCAGTTTCCAGTGGGAAGTCACTCTCGGTCGCTGCTATGTCGAACGCGGCCATCTCTCGTTCCTGGTCGCCGGGGCCGGCACCGAAACCGGGTTGAAGAACCTTCTCGTCCCGGAAGGCCTCGACTGCGGCGCCGACATGATCGAAACCGGCTACCTCAGGCATCGCATCCGGCATCCTCAGTCGCGTGGTGACGGCGCTTACAGCATCGTTTTCTTCGCCTCCGCGGACCTCACCACCGACCCCGGAACCGCGCAGAATCCTGTGCTGAACACCTCGAAGGGTTCCAACATCGATCTGCATTCCACCGAGCGGAAGCAGAACGGTGAGGGCACGGTCAACCAGTACCGCCGCGTGTCCGTATCCGTTGGCGCTGACCTGTGGTTCACCTCCGCGGATCACTTCGTCACCGTCATGGACTCCCTGAAGAACGCTCCTTGGGCATCCAGGTCGATCATGGCCTGTTTCATCGTGCCTCTGCTCCCGGAGTCGTTCGGTGGCGGGGAGTCGTTCCTGGGCCGTGACGCCGCGACCAGGAAACTCGTCACCGGGTCGTTCACCTACCGCCAGGAGGTGACTCCGGACATCACCACCACCATGATGGCCCGCATCCCTCAGCGCTATCAGCACCTCGTCAAGTTCGCCACCCACCCGTATTCGGCGTTCGAACTGACCACATACACCGGCTCGCCGGTGATTCTGAAGCCCGAGCTGTTCTCCGGCAACAGGCTCGAATTGCAGATATCCGCCTGCATCATCCCACCGAATCCGCGAACCGTCATCTACCCCATCAATTACGGTCGCAGGTTCCGGCAGGACCCGTGGGGTGGTGCGTATCTGGACGCGTGCACGGTGATCACGGAATACCCGCAGTTGCCGATCACCAACAACTCGTATCTCGACCATCTGGCCAGCAACAAGAACGCCCTGGCGTTTCAGAATGAGAGCGTCAACTGGGCGCAGCAGCGCGCCATGATGGGCGCCAACACCGCCTTCCAACAGGCCATGATGGGCATCGACGCCACCCGGCAAAACGCGGATCTGGGGCGGGACATCAACAACCGAAACGCAGGTCTCAGTCGTGAGTTGAACTGGCTGAAGTCGACCCAGCAGGGCATCAACGCCGGTGTCGGAGGATTGTCACAGATGGCATCCGGAAATCTTCTCGGTGGCGCCATCAACGGCCTCATGGGTGTCGGTAACGCCTGGATGGATCACCAGATCAACAACATATCCATCAACGGCCGCAATGCCATCGCCAACGACGAATTGGCCGGCCGAACCCGGATCAGCAACAATCTTTCGAGGGGGATTGCGAACAGCAACCTTTCCCTCGCGAAGGCCACCGCGGCAGGTGACGCGCGTATGGCGATCGCCGGAATCAATGCGAAGGTGCAGGACGCGAAGATGCTGCAACCCTCCGTGTCCGGTCAGCTCGGCGGGAACTTCTCTGCCTTGATCAACGAACAGGGATACACCGTCAACGTGCGCGTGAAGACCGTCGACCAGGTCGCCGTCGAACGCCTCGGCGAATACTGGCTGCGCTACGGCTACGCACTCAACAGGTATTGGATTGCAACCGAGTTGTTGCCCATGAGCAACTTCTGCTACTGGAAGATGGCGGACGTGACCATGGACACCGCGTTCATGCCAGAACTCTACAAGAATACGATCAAGGGCATGTTCCTGCGCGGTGTGACGGTATGGAGGAATCCCGACCACATCATTCACCTCGACATTGCCGACAACGCCCCGACAGGGAACCGGTGGGGTACGGTTGTGCTATGAGCAGAAACCAATACAACCCACACGAAGTGATGGCGCGGTTCATACCGCGGAATCACATCGGTCTCGGCAACATGCGAACAGCCGGCTACTACGACAAATTGTCGGAATGGTGCATGGCACGCTTCGAATGGGAAGGCCTCCCCGAATCCATCGATGTCAGGTTCGTTGAGAAGCAGCTGTACTACGGCGGCCTGGTGGTGCTGTACTGGGACGGCCGCTACGACGACTGGGTGATGGCCGCCGCATCCCAATCCGGCCCCTTGGATCTGTATGGCAACGCAACTTCGTACACGACGTATGCTCCGCCGCCGTATGTGTCGCTGCAACTCCCGAAAGAAGAATGCGTGGCCGTGTGGGGCAACAACTCGCGGCGCGGAATCGCCGACCAGATGCTCGACTTCGCCGCCAGGCTCGGCGACGTCACCACAACCCTGGAGATCCTCACGAAGAACCTCCGGGTGACGAAAATCATCACCTGCCCGGAAGGGCAGAAACAAACCTACGCGAATCTGTTGCGGGACTGGGATCAGGGTGCGCCGGTGATCTTCGGGTATCCGGAGTTGAATTACGACAATGTGATAGGCACTTTGGACATGCAGATTCAGCCGGCCTATCTCGAGCAGACCCGCAAGGAATGGCAGCACCTGTGGCGTGAAGCACTCACGTTCATGGGCATCACATCGGTGGATGAAACCAAGAAGGAACGACTCGTGGCCGACGAGGCGTCTTCCAGGGATGGGCAGGTCATTGCCGCGCGCAACTCGTTCAACAAGCCCCGGCAGCAGGCCGTCAAGGAGATGAATCGCAGGTTCGGACTCGATGTTTCGGTGAAGTGGGCGTTCGACGAGAACGTCATCCCCGACCTCACCTACAAGGCCGAGACCAACGCCGCCGAGAATGGAAAGGCAGGATTGAATGTCTGAATACAGCGGCGAGTTGCGTCACGCCATCGAATATGCGAAACGGCTGAACCTTGATACCGGTCTCGATTCGTACCCGATCTTCTCGGAAGCCTATCGGCCCCGGTTGAACCGGATCATTCTCGAGCACTACTGGCTTCGTGAGGTCGGCCAGGAAACGTACGAACTGTTCTTCTTCGAGCTGCGCCGCCGCCTGTACCGGGACATGCCAATGTTCAACCAGGCCTATTTGGCAATCGCCAATGTGGGCGACATTCTCTCAACCTACGAGATCAAGAGTGTGAACAAAGGCACCACCAAGTCGTCCAGCACAGAGAGCGGTGAGTCGACGAACACGTCGTCCACGAAGTCCGGTTCCCTCTCCAGCCAGTTTCCGCAGCAGATGCTCAAGTCGGATGGCGACTACGCAACATCCGGCGGTCGTTCGTCGTCCAGCAGCGACGGCACCGGCACCAGCACAGGCCGTTCCACCGCGGAGACGATCAACGACGCCCTCAACGACTCGTCCGGGCGACAGGGCTCGGTGACCCGGTTGATGGGTGAATACCTTTCCTCGTACATCAACGTTGACGGGCACATCCTCAACAATCTCTCGGACTTGTTCATGAACGTGTGGAGTTCGGGTCAGAGGATCGTGCCCGAGCCGATACCATGGATCATGCCACCATTCTTCCCGGGCTTCATGTACGGAGGTCGATTCTGATGCCCATAGCACCCTACATGGCACCGATCGGCCCGATCGGTCCGATCAACTCCGTTGTCGCATTCACCCACTCCGATGCGTACACCTTCCTTGATGTGCTCGCTCAGATCAAGGACAAGGTCAACGAGCTCGTCGGAGCACACGGCATTCAGGACAAGGCCATTGAGAAGTTCGTCAATGAGTCGACGAGCAAGATCAACGAGTTCATCGCCAAGTTCGTGCACCACACCGTCCACGACGACGAAAACGGCATCATTCACTTCGCCATGATGAACGGCGAAGAGTTGTTGACGTACACCACGAAGCAGTTCGACAAGGTGTTCGGCCAGTACAAACACGACACCGATGCGTCGATTCAGCAGTTCCGAACCGAACTCACCACGCAGGTGGCGCAGGCAAGGGCCTCCCTGGAGCACCTCGTGAACACCGCCCGCACCGAACTGACCGCCAAGGTGGACCGCGAAGTCCGTGAGGTACGGGAGTTCGCCGCCAAGAAAGCCAACCGGCACTACGAGGTGGTCAAGGACCACGGAGCCGTTGCCGACGGCACCACGGACGACACCGCCGCCATCCGCAAAGCCATCACCGCCGCCGGAAAAGGCGGCCACGTGTACTTCCCCAAAGGCGTGTACCGCATCACCGGCTCGCTCGAATTCCTCGAGGACCAGTACATTGCCGGCACCTCCGGACAGTGGGGCGACAACGAACCGGACTCCTCCCTCGTGTTCGACATGCGCGAATCCAAGGGCATCGTGTTGAACTACGGCAACGTCATGGAACGCATGCGCATCGAGGGCCCGGGATTCGAACGGCTCGGCTGTGTCGGGTTGCACATCAAGAAGTACGCCACAATCCGCGATTGCTACTTCCTGCGCTGGGACAAGGCCGTCTACCTGGAGCAGAACTGGTACACCCAACTCGACAGGTGCAAGTGGTGGTGGAACACCACCGCCGTGGACGCGAACTACTGCTACAACCTCGCCATCACCGAACCCCACATCATGGCCGACCGCGGCGACAAGGCCGGAAAGATGGGCGTCATCCTGCGGGAGGGCACCATGTGCCGCATCAACGGTGGCGCCATCGAGGCCTACCGGACCGCGGTCGAACTGAACACCAACTGTCAGGTCAGCATTTTCGGCACCTATTTTGAAACCGACAAACAGATCCAGGCCGAGAACCGCAGGTTGTTGCACTTCCGTGGCGGCGGGGCATCCGCCACCGCCGTCGGCCGCCAGATCTACCTCCCCCACCCTCGCGCCCTGCGGGCCGC